GCTACGCGCTCTAGCAGGGTGTGTGTATGATACGAATTCCTTTCCAGGCCCCAGGACCTTAACTGAGTGTTTGACATCCTCTTTGTTTTTTGGCTGACTACGCACAAGCTACTTTGGTTTCTATCTTGGTTTTGATCGGTGCTATAGGCATGCCCATCTTTTGACCTGGAATGTTAATATAACGCGTATATGGTGGGGTATCTGACAAAGTGTTTCCGGCCCTTTCGGACTCCCCGAACCCAGTATACAATATACTACATTCAGAGGTAAAAACGTGCTCCCCAGTTTAACCCGGGGAGCACTCTAAGACATCAAGCTAAAATCCTAATGATTTCAACTACTTCTACTTTACGCCCCGCGAACAACTTTTACTGTTAATAAGGGCGAAACCGGCTTGTTCTATAAATGCCCAACCCTTTGTAGTCCGTCCCATGACGTACTCGTTAAAGGGCTCGCTGAACAGTTCAATACGAATACCCATCTCACCCAGGTAATCGGGTCCGGTAGTCGCATAGAACGTACCAGCAGGAATGACTTCCTGCTGCCCCGTTCCCGCTGCCGTAAGAATACGCGCGTTAACGAAGTTGCCAATGTATCCAGACAGAAGCAGTTCACGCTCGGTAACCGGGTCCACAGCACTCGACATGTTTTTAATCACGTCAGAAAGCTCGGCACGGTTAATAAGGAACTGCTCAACCATGAGACGATGGCGCTCAACCTGATAACGCACGTCCTCGAAAGCCGCCACACCCAGCGAAGCGTAAGTCGTGGTCGCGTTAATCGTGGTCGAAGCCGCATCCAGAACGGCGATGCCGCGCTTATCCTCAGCCAACTCGATTTCCTGCCTAGCAGTATCCTGCGCACGGTCAAGAACGTCGAAGTTCATCTGATAGATGTCCGAGATGTCAATCACGGGAAACGAAGTAATTTTTGTCTCATCGGGCAGGATGTACTTGGTCTTGATGACCGAGCGCGGGGTCTTACCGTCCTGGCCAATTACCCAGGCCACGGCACGAACATCCAGCGGGATACGGAACAGCTCGGCCTGAGCCAGCTTACGAACCCGGTAGATCTTACGCGCAAAGCCCTCGTAGTCCAGGATGTCCTTGATCGGCAGAGCAAGCTCCTGGCCAACCAGTCGGAAACCCTCTTCGGTCTGGAGCGCAGCCGCGAGCACATCACGTCGAGCTTCCTTCGACATTCCGCTCTCATCCCGCGCACTCTTCACGAACGACAGGTCCGAACCACTGGCCACGTTGTTCAGAAGATGATACGCCTGGGTCAGGGCATCCTTCTTACTCACGGCATTGATCTCGCCTTTGGAGTCGAACATGCGCCTGCGGTCAGTGTTCGTGGACGCAGCACGCCGAATCTCGGAAGTGCCATAGTCATAGCTCTGGGGATTGAATTCCCCCTGGCCGTCAAACAAACGCTCCGCCTGGCGAGAGTTGATTCTAGCCTGAACTTTCCGACGGGGCGCAGCCTGTGGCCTGCGAGAGGCAGACTTGCGAGAGGCAGACTTGCGGCTAGCGGGACGTCGGCTTGCAGATACTTTCTTATAAGGATTAGACATATTATCCCCCTTAGCCCGTGAAGGTGACGCCCAAATAGGGATCGCCAGCAGTTGGAATTTGGAAAACCTTACCTACCTCGATGGTAGAGGTCGCCGAGATGGTAAAGTACCCCGCCAAGGCTTCACCCGCAGTACCCGAGTACAGAAGGTCGTTCACCGCGTAAGTCTCGGAAGGGTCATACTGAGAAGTGAACAGGGTTGATCTCCCAGTAATTACCGAAATACGATTGTCCTGGATAGTAACGTCGTCGTTACTCAACCAGAAGTTACGTCCTTCTCTAAGTACATCACTAGCCGTCAGGGCATACATGTAATTCACATACACATAAGCGCCGTCAACAATCGTGGTACCACCAACACGCACTATGGTTCCATTAACATAGTTAACCGTGTAGTCATCTGCACCACCCTCGGTGTATACCGTACCAGTCATGGGCAGAGTAGCTACCCGCACGCCCAGAACACCACCAGCGGCGGTCAACAGGTTAGCATGCGCCAGAGTAGTGGCTACCAGCGCATTGAGCTGAATGTACTCACCCGTGATCGTAGCATACGGTGCGGTAGTCTTATCAAACTTCGCAACGCCAAATACGGAGGTGGAGCCACCCGCATCAAGAATAACTTCCTGGTCCGCATTCAAGTTGACAAGCTGTCCAGCTCGCCACGCTGTGGTGGAGTTAGCACTGTAGTTACCATAATCGTCGATGTACACAGATCGTTTAAGATCCAAGCCCATGCAACGACCGGCACCTACCTGATAGGCTTCCCATTGTGGATCTACCATAACTTAGGTCCTTTCGTTCGTTTGTTGTTTACACACGGTCATCACCCTCCGAGACGCCCGAGGTCCCTGTTGACCCGCGAGCCACTGCCGCGAATGGCTGTGCGTAAACCGTCTTGTGTGTCTGAAGGCCTGACAGTAGAGGCCTTGTCCTTTAGTCCAAAGTTCCCAGCGCTTGCCGCGCGTCTCATTGTGCTTGCCCTGGCCTGACGCCTGGGGGGTGTGGCTGATACATCGACAGCAACGGGCTTCAGGCCCGCAATGTCAGTCTCTATATCCTCAAGGTAGTCGTCAGACTTCTCCATGAGGTCGGCCGTGCGGTCCATCAGGCACCTGACAAACTCGTCCTGGCCCTCGGTAGAAATAAGCTCTGTAATCTGTACCGCAACGTGCTCGGACATGGCCCTGAACTGGTCGCCGTTCTCCAGCTCTACGTCCTCGGACATGAGTACGTCGGCTGCCGCTACCTTCCACGGGTTCTCCGCGTGGTTCAACAGCATTCGCTTGCTGGCCACCCGCATACACCTGGCGAATTTCTTGACAAAGTTTTCCTCAGCCTTCTTGAGTCTGGCTGCATACAGCTTGCGGTAATTGGCTTCAAGCTTCTTGGCCGTCTTGAAGTCTACAACATCGTCGTCAATGACCGTGTTGCTGGGCGTTTCCTTTGGCTCGTCAGCTACGTCCTCGTCACCCTCGGTTACCGTGCTGGGCTTTGTATCCGGCATCTCGTCCGTGACGGTTTCTACTCCGTCAGAGATGTCGCCGTCGGCCGAACGCTTTGTCAACCGCTTATACCGGGCAATCTTGGCAGGCTCCTGCTCCATATCGTCATCGGCGTCAGCCTGAGTATCGTCACCCACTGACTTCTCATCAGGTACCTCGTCTGTGGTAACTGTCTCAGCCTCTTCCAGTACGCCGTCGTTCACGGGCGTCCCAGGCTCTTCCTGCGTAACTACTTCAACATCGTCGTCAACGCCCGCCGTATGCAGCAGCCTGGCACCCAACTTCTTGGCAGCCTGAACAAAGCCCTCATAAACTGCAAGCCCGTACGCGCGGTTCGCGAGCCTGGCCATTGCCTTACGGTTGCCCTTGACCTTGGGACCAGGCGTAATTACAAACACGGGACCATGATCCTCGTGGTATGCAATGACATTGCGCTCGGCAGTTACTTTTACCCTAACTTTTTTGGCCCTGAGCGAAATCGTGGGGTCAACATCCTGGTTGTCAATGCCCATCTCGTCCATCGACGGCTTCTTATCCTTGTCCTTATCCTTGTCCTTCAGGTCGCGCATCTTACCCCGGCCCTCACCAGGCGTGGGACCCGTGCCATCCATCTTGGGTCCGTCACCCTGGCCGTGCGGTCCCTTGCCGTCCATTTTGGGTCCGTCACCCTTGCCCGGCATCTTGTCCAAGTCCTGTGCCCTGCGCTTCTTTATCCTCGCCAGAACCTCAGCCTTGTCAGGAACCTCGGGCTTGTCATCCTTCTTGTCAAACGGGAAGTCTTTCTTCTCGCCCCCGTCGTCCTTCTTGCCCTTATCCTCGTCCTTGTCAGACTTCTCCTCGGATTTACCCTTGTCCTCATCCTTCTTCTCAGGCTTATTACCCTTGTCCTCTGACTCATCCTTGTCCTCAGATTTACCAAAGTCAGGTGCATCACCCTTGTCGTCACCCTCTTCTTTATCATCCGACTTACCGAAGTCAGGCTTGTC